TGGCACTACAATCCAAACTGAAAGAAGATTCGTTATTTTTCAACGATTTTTCAGTCTGAAATGGCTTTTTTGAGAAAATCGTGTGGAAGATGGGTTAGACCAATACAATATGTTTGGTTATACGATGGTTTCCAAATGTGCAGACAACTATCGTGCCCTGAGAAAAAAGGGCATCACAATCAGAAAAACAACAGATATCATTATTGCCACCTTTTGTATTGATAACCAATTTCCATTACTTTTTTCCGATAGAGATTTTATACCGTTCGTCAAACATTTAAGTTTGATCCCGGTGTTCGATGAGACATAACGCTCATGCACAGAACGGGAACGCTTTCTCGCTTCTGTAATTCCCCTGAACGGCTCAAACCGACCTGATCGAAATTCATCCAATCTTGAATCTGTGACCTATCTGTGACCTGACCAGTGGTATGGTTCGTGCCGTGAACAGATAGCTGTCATGAAGGAGAGTGCATGACGATCAATCGAAGAAAATCGCTCCGGCACCGTCTGGCAGGGTATGCGCTGTCGCTGCCTGTGCTCTGCTTGCTGTTTGTCCCGACCGCCAATGCCGCCACATCGCTCCCCGGCCCGGCCAGCCCCAACCGCATCGAGCAACGATTTAAACCCGCACCCACGCCTAAGGCCAAACCCGAGATCACCATTCCGAGCCTGAAGACGCCGTTACTACCGGCTGAAGCACTTAAGACCACCTTTACCCTGAAATCCGTCATCCTCGACAACAGCACCGTGTACAAGCCCGCCGACCTGACACCGCTCTATCGCGGGCTGATCGGCAAGAAGATTACCCTCGCACAGGTATTCACCCTGCGCGACACCCTTACCGCCAGGTACCGCCGTGATGGATATATCCTCTCCCAAGTCATCGTGCCACCACAAAAAATCATCGGTGGCGTGGTTCATATGCAAGCGGTGGAGGGCTATGTCGCCGACGTGCATATCAAGGGAGACGCCAATGACTCCCGTGGCCTCGTTGCCGCCATGGCCGAACGCATCAAGGCAACCCGTCCGCTGACCGTAAAAGCGCTGGAGCGTTATGTACTTCTGATGCAAGACATTCCCGGCCTGTCGGTACGCACCGTACTTCGTCCGGCAAAGAACATCCCCGGCGCAACCATTCTCGACCTCATGGTGACGCACAAAGTCGTCACCGCTTATGTCTCGGCGAATAACCGAGGCTCCAGGGCCATCGGCCCGTATCAGGGACAAGTGGGCATTAATCTTAATTCCCCGTTCGGCCGCGATGACCTGACCTCACTCCAGTTGGCGACCGTCAACCGGCCTCGGGAGTTACAGTACGTCGCGCTCCGGCACGATGAGATACTCACTCCGGAGGGAGCGCGCCTGAAGCTCGCGGCCACCTACAGCCGCTCCAAGCCGCGCGGCGCCCTGGTGAGCCTCGATCCCCTTGGTAACAGCCTGACCCTGCGTGCGGGCCTCGACTATCCGGTGATTCGCTCTCGCTCGCGCACATTGCGGGTCGGCGTTTCCTTCACCTCGCTCAACAGCAGCGTCGATCTCCTTAGCGCCCGCTATTCCGACGACAGGGTGCGCTATCTCTCCCTCACCGCCAATTTCGATGTGGCCGACACGCTGCTGGGCGACAATCATCCGGCGAGCACGATCATCAACGCCGGGTTGAGCCGTGGCCTGAATATCCTCGGTGCCACCAAAACCGGTTCATCGAACCTGAGCGTTGCCAACGGCCACAGCGACTTCACCCGTTTCACGGTCGACCTGACCCGCAACCAGAGCCTGTGGGGGCCATTTGAGCTGGGGCTCTCCGCCGAAGGACAAGTTTCCTCGGCGCCACTTCTGTCGGCCATCCGTTTCGGCCTCGGCGGCAGCCGCTTTGGGCGCGGCTACGAGCCCTCCGAAATCCTCGGAGACGATGGCGTGGCGGGTTCGGTGGAGGTTCGTTACAACCTTCCCTTCGGAAACGCCCTGATTGTCAATCCTCAACTCTATGTTTTTTACGATGTCGGCAAGGTCTGGAAGATATCTCCCGCCACGGGTCAGCCGCGCAGCGAATCTCTTGCCTCGGCCGGTCCGGGATTCCGTTTTGATCTCGCCCGCCATATCTCGGCCGATATCGAAGTGGCGAAACCGCTCACGCGCGACATCGCCTCGCGCGGCAATCGCAATATCCAGGTGTTGTTCAGCGTGACGGCACAACTCTAGGGAGGATACATGACACACACACCTTTTTATCAAGAATTTCCCGTTCCGCCCATACGAACGCTGGCAAGGAGTGTTTTCATTTTGACCATGTTGACCCTGCTCCCGATCATCGCATCCGCCAATCCACAGGGCGGGCACGTTGCCGCCGGTTCCGCGACCATTACCCGCCCTGGCCCGGCCAGCGTGGTGGTCACCCAGACAAGCCAGAAAGCAATCATCAACTGGCACTCCTTCAGCATCAATAAAGGAGAACAGACCACCTTTGCCCAGCCCAATGCGCGAGCCATTGCGCTGAACCGCGTGGTTGGCGTCGATCCGTCGAAAATCATGGGCACGCTCAAGGCAAACGGCCAGGTATGGTTGGTCAATCCCAATGGTATCGTCTTCGGCAAGACCGCCCGCGTGGATGTCGGCGGGCTGCTTGCCACCACGCTCAATATCAGCAACGACGATTTCATGGCCGGACGTTACCGGTTCCGCAACACCAACAATACCGGTGCAATGGTCGTGAACGCAGGCCAAATCACGGTGAATGATGCCGGTCTTGCCGCTCTGGTGGCGCCGGGGGTGGAGAACTCCGGCATCATTACGGCCCGCCTGGGCAAGATTCAGCTTGGCTCGACGTCCGGCTTTACCATCGATCTGGGCGGCGACGGTACCTTCAATTTTCTGCTCGACAAACAGATGGCCCGGCAACTCGTCCGCCCGGACGGCACGACACCAACGGCTGCCATCAGCAACTCGGGCAGTCTGATCGCCGATGGCGGCGCCATCCTGCTCACTGCCGACACGGCCAGGTCGGTGGTGAACAACGCCATCGACATGTCTGGCTATGCGCTCGCGAGGGGCGCAAGCAGCCAGGGTGGCACCATTGTCCTTAATGGCGGCGACAACGGCGCGGTGGGTGTCTCGGGAACGCTGGATGCGTCGGGCCGGGGTGGCGGCGTCATCAAGGTGTTGGGCGGCACGCGGAACGGAGCGGTGAATGTATCCGGCACGCTGGATGCCAGCGCTCCGAACGGAGGCAACGGCGGCTTCATCGAAACCAGCGCGGCACAGGTGCATGTGGCGGATACGGCCAACATCACCACCGCTGCGCCCTTCGGCAAGACCGGCACATGGCTCATTGATCCGCATGATTTCACCATTGCCTCCACAGCGGTAGGAACGATTACGAATGGCGCGCCTTCGGGTGATGTTTCAGGGGCGACGCTTAACACAGCGTTGGGATCAGGCAACGTGACCATCCTTTCCAGCGAGGGCTCCACTTCATCCGGTAGCGGTAACATCAATGTCAACGATGCCGTAAGCTGGAACAAGAATACGCTGACACTCACTGCCGCCAATGACATCAATGTCAACGCCATCATGACGCTCAGTGATACCGCATCGCTGGCGCTGAATCCATCGACCACGAATGGCGGGGATGCGGCTGTATCCCCGAACTCATTAAACATTGTGATGAGTCATTCAGGTGGTGGCTCTTCCGTTAGCAGTTACACGGGCAGAGTAGATTTCAGTGGCACAAGCTCCTACTCCGGTACATTTTCCGTGTATGGTGTGAATGTTATTGCGAATGGTGCATTCCCTGTTACCGGCTGGGTCGTAGATGGAGTATTGATTACGTCTCCGATACCGCTGCCCACTGGTGGAGTCGAAAGTTTCCTGGGGCTCAACATGGCATACTCGACCGGCACTTGGTCAGGGACAGCGACTTGGGGATTTTTGTAACGCGGCATTTGGTTTTGCGTACTGCGGCATTTGGTTTTATGTACCGCAAAGTGCCGGTGCGGGTATTAAAACAGGATGTAAACAGCTTTTCCAACTCCAATTATGGATACTTGTATTGCCGTTTTTTTGTGCTTGAAACCCGGTTTACAGTTGTTTTTTTAAAAAACAAGATTAGCCGATGTTTTATAGCCACCCGCATCCAGTGTGTGCGTGACAGATGTGGCGTGATAGTTGCCATCGGCACCCGTGCGGAATCCGGACAGTGTCAGCGGCGTTCCCGATGCGATCAGACCGTTGCCGGGCATGGTGACGTGTAGTGTTGTTGATCCACGATTGAGCGATGCAAGGCGTGCTGTAGCGGCAGCCCGGGCGGCTTGCTCATCTGCGAATGTACCGGGGACACTGGTTACGGGTAAACCAGACGGCTTTCCTGCGCGGACAGGGATTCGCTTGGCTGTGGCGTGATCGTGGTAGTGAGCGATGGCTGCAACATACTTGCCGCGATCTGCCAGCGTGGCGCGCCATGCGGACACATCTTTTGGCACGATAATGATGCTATCGAGTATGCGGCCAGTGGCGCTGACTGGCGTTCCCTTTTCGACAAACAACAGATAATCGCGCACGGGCTTGCAGACTGCTCCGTAATCGCTGGCTAGCCGTGTCAGAAAGTTCAAATCGGACTCTTCGCGCTGATCCAGATGCTTCACCGGCGCGCCAATTGCAGGCGGACTGCCCGTGGCATATTTATCGGCGATACGTGGCGTATAACCGTGCTCATGCGCAATCGTTTTGCAGATATCGGCAATGGCAATGTTGTCCCATGCGCGGGTCTTGGCGCTGCGCAGTGTATCGGACTTGCCTCCCTTGGTTTTGCGGGCAGACAGGTTGGCCGCTTTGCCGCTGATGATCAGTGTTTCTGGCGGGCCGGATAGTTCTATTTCATCCACCGTCCATTTCCCCATATCAACAAGTCCGGTCTCTTTGTAGCCGAGGCTGACAGACAGCTCCGCGCCGGTACGCGGCAGATCGATGGCGTGATCGCGGTCATCGAGCGTGATCTTGACGCTGTCCGATGTGTTACCGGCATGATCGGAGATGGTGAGTCGGATCAGGCGGTCACGAATTGCGGCTGTGAGATCGTTGCCATCTGCGCTGATGGAAAGATCGGGAGTGAATGCGCGCATCAGTCCCACAGCCTCACGGTTTTGGACGGGGTGGCTGGCGTAGCCAGTGGTGGCAGATTGATGATGAGCCCGGCGGCAAATACGGGGCCTTTGTCTGCTAAGCCGGGGTTGGCCTTGAGCACGTCCTCGGCTGCCGATTCGCGACCATAGAATTTATAGCAGATAGCATCCAACATGTCACCCTGTTTGGTTCGGTATTGTTGGCTCATAGGATCAAAACATTTTACCACAGAGTACACAGAGAGCACAGAGGAAAAACAGGGTCATTTGTCACCTCCGTAAAATTGTAGGCTCATGCGAAACTCAATTTTGCGGGGTGCGCCACCGGTGGCGAATACAGTGCCGGTTTCTTCGATACGCTTGATCACCCAGTCGCCGTGTATCTTGCCCACCATGCCCTGTGCCGAAATCAGATTCAGTGGTTTGCCGACGGCGGCGGCTTTGCGCATTTCTGCCACTTGATCTTGGCCGGAATTGAACTCGGCAGGGTAGATCACTCCGGATAGGTCTATGGTTTCGCGGCCTTTGCCGGCAAACTGCATAGCCGGATCGCGGCTGATGCGTTGCTGCTCACTCCAACGGTATTCCGAGACACGGCGAAGTTCCTGATAAGCAGCCGTATTGGCCGCGAACTTGAACAGCCCGATGGCCATCATCACTTCGTTGTTAATAGCCATCGTCAACCGCCCTGATAATCGAACAACGCACCGCGTGTGCGGGCAGCGTGTTCTCGCTCTTTTTCGGCCATCGCATCAGATACAGCCGCCTTGACCGCTTGCGGATCGCCGCCGTCCACGTTGACATACATCGTGTAATTGGCGCGGTTATCCTGATGTACAACGGTTGATTGAGATGGCACAGCTTGGGTGCCAATTGCCTGCTGCAATCGTTGCGAAGGCTGCTGCGTTAATGGCTGAATCAGCGGCTTGGGTTGGAGTGCCTGCGCTTGAGCCGGACGCTGCGTTAATGGCTGAATCAGCGGCTTGGGCTGGGCGAGTGCAGGGGGTGCAATGGCCATTGTTGCTGCCAGCGCTGCGGGGGCGGCTTTGGCAGTAATTGATTTTGTCGCACCGAACAACAAATTCCATGCGCCACCAAGCGTATTTTTAAGTATATCAAACGGATGGGAGATCGCGTTACCGATCCACGCAGAAACACCGCTGAATATGTTTTTTATGTTGGCCCATAGTTTTTTGAAGAAACCGCTGATTGGCGACCAGTATTTATAAATGAGTGTGGCTGCCAGTGCGATGCCTGCAATAGCGAACCCTATTGGGTTCTCAGCCATTGCAACACCGATAGCGCGAATAGCCGTTGCGACTATCGGGAGCGCTGCGCCTGTAGCCGTAGTCGCCACATTCCATGCCCACTGCGCGGCCGCAAGCACGCCTAGTTTTACTGCGTTTGCCGCGAAGATGCCTGATGACCAAACCACGCCCGCCACCGTTTTAACCAGTCCGATGTAACTGGAACCAAGCGCCGAGTTCCATGCCCACTGCGCGGCCACAACGCCTCCCAGCGACATGGCGAAGAGTCCAAAACCAACGGCCAGCCCACCAATGATTTCACCGATGATGGGAAATTTCCGGATGCCCTTAATCACCCACACCACCATATCGCTGAAGAACCTGGTCACAGGCTTGATAGCGGAAAGGAGAGTGCCTCCCAGCACGTTGCCGAGGATAGATACATTCTGCGTTAGCATCGTCCACTGTCCGGAGGCGGAATTAGTGAATGTTTTGTAATCGGATGTGAGTTTATCGTTTTTTGATGCCACCACGGCATAACCTGATTTTAGCATATCCAGATTATTCAGTAGCGCACCCGCAGCCTGTCCAGCCTGTATACCTAGCTTCCCCTGTAGAAACGCCAGTTGCGCCGTACTATCGCCCACAACACCCATCCGCGCCTTCAGCGCCCCCATCGTGGCAATGAAATCAACCTGCCCGGATGCCGTATGCTGTATGGCTATACCTAGAGATGAGCTCTTGACCGCGAGCCGGGACAGCAAATCGGAAAACCCCGTCCCTGCTTGCGTGCCCTTCAGTCCGGCACTGTTCAATGCCCCGATAGACGCCGCCATCTGGGTGAACGGCACATGCGCAATCGCCGCAGCAGCAGATGCCTCTTTGATGCCCTCGCCAAGCTGTCCAAAATTTTTAATCGAGAATTTCTCTTGCGTTTTGAGGAGCACATTGCCAATGCGTTGCAGTTTATCATCCACCGTGCCGGAGAGCGTCTTTTGAAAATTATTGAACGTATCGCCCACGATCACGCCAACCTCTTCGGCATTACCACTGGTTACAGTGGCAAGTTTAGATACAATCTCGGAACCAGCCCGTGCCGCCGATGCACTTAACCCAGCGGAGTTTAGCGAGTATTCAATATCGAGGATTTGTCCCTCGGTTGCCAGCGAATGCTGCGCAAAGGATATTGCATGACCCACCGATTGCTTGATGGATGCACCCACATCCTTGGTATTTACTACCGTGCGCAGCCGGATGGTTTTGCGCTGAATATCGAACGCTTTACCAATCACCCTGCTCGCGCCGTATACAGTACCGAGCGCGCCCAGAGCCCGGCCTTTAAGTGAGGACATCCGGCCTTTGGCCGCTTGCGCTTTATTCAACCGCTCCATTTTGCGGCGGGTGGCATCCATCTGCCGCCCGAGTGTACGTTCTTCCTGGCCGAGTTTGCGCGTATTAAAACCAGTCAGGCGCAAGCCGGTGCGCAAGCGTTGCAACTGCTCATTCTGGTCGCGAAACGCTGTTTTAAGGCGTGCGGATTCGCGTTTTGCGCGTTCAAAATCACCTGTCAGTTTCTTTGATGGCTTGCCCGTAGCCTTAATTTCTTTGGCCAGAGATGACGTTTTTATCTGCGCCGCCTGCATAGCGGCTGCCGTTGCACCGAGTGTTTTTTTCAGCGTTTTGAACTGTGTGATGGATCCCTGTTGTGCGCCCATCTTGCCCAGTGCGGTCTTGAATTTACCCACGCGATCAGACGCCGTATTAAACGATTTATTGAATGACGCAGCCAGTACGGTGCCTATCGTGATACTGACAGCTAGCGTTTTCCCGATCATGCCACTAACATCTCCTTATGAGCTTTGCTGTTTTTGATGCCGCTATGGGCTGGGATTATCACCCGCAGTTGTTAATCGCGCTGATTTTCATCGGTCTGCTGTGCATCATGTTGCCGGATCCCCAATGGTGGGCCGCCATCATTGCCGCTGCGCTTATCGCTATACCGCTCATGCTCCTGTTGCTTATCCCGTATTTTATTATAATCTCTGCTTTGGCGCTGTCTCTTTCGCTGCTTCAAGCCATTGCAACAGGCTTTCGCCGTTCAAATCCAGCAACTCGTTCATTCCCCATCCGGTAACGCGGGCCAGCGCAACACACGCCACCCGCGCATCGGATGGTTTCAGGATAAAAAATCGGAGTATGCCTTTTGTAGATTGCCATAATCCGCGCCATCCAGTTCCAGAATCGCATCGCGGCTGACTTCACAGAGGTTAGCAAACATTGCCACTTCTTTTTCAGCTTCGCTATCTGCTGCCTTATCCGCTGCCAGCATGTCGCGCACTTTCGGGCGGCGCAGATTGAGGCTGGTGATTTTCTCACCAGCCACTTCGATGGGGTATTTCAGTTTGATGGCTCCCATCATATGATCCCAAGATTAGTGCGGGTCTGCGCCAGTTGATCAACGCCGTTGATGATGCGCTTCATGCCCTCCGGATCGATCTCGTAGATCACGATTCCGTTGTGGGTGAGCTTGTAATAGGAGAGGGCTACAGCCACTTTCATGGAGGCATCTTCGCCCGGTTTCCATGTGCCCATATCAACCTCACGCAATATGCCACGCAGGTTGATAGATATAGGCTTTTCCGAGCCGTCTTTTTCATCGAGCAAGGATCCGCGCAGGGTGAGTGATTTACGCTTGCCCGGAGCCAGGCCAAACAGCTTCAGAACCTCCGGATCGTAGCCGTTCAGGGTGAAGGTGGACTCCAGCTTTTCCATACCCATTTCAACTTCAATCGGGGCATCCATGCCACCAGCGCGGTATTCGGATGTTTTCATGGTTAATTTGGGCAGCTCGATATCGGTCACATTTCCTGCGTAACCACGCCCATCGACAAACAGGTTCAGGTTTTTTAATACGTTTTTTATCGCCATTATTTCGCTCCTTTATCTTTGGCAGGTTTTGTGGTGATCTCTTCGAGCGTGCCGTCCGCAATCAGAAATACGGCGGCGCGCGGGTGCAGGGTGATGGTATCTCCCTCGTTGACATGCGTATTATTCAGATACGCCGGGCGTAGTGCTTTGTAGCTTGTTTTATCCATGTTGTTATCTCCTTATGCCTTGGGCAGCAATTCGATCAGGTATTTGTTGGTGATGGTGGCCATGAATCCGAGCTGCTCCAGCGGCGGCACCGGCGTATAATCATAATCGACCCACAACTTGCCCGCGCTCATGCTGGTAATGGTGTTCAGTTCCGGATCTAACCAGGCGTTGCCATCAACGATGTAGCCAAACGCCTTCAATTCGCGGAATTTGGCATTGACACCCTCGACAATCTCTTCAAACAGCACTTTGCTCATCGGCTTGTCCATCGCCCACAAATGGCTATCGGCAATCGAATCGGCCAGCACATCGCCGGTGCGGACGGCTGATTCAAATGCGAATACGGGATCAATCGATGGCGTACGGGAACCCCAGAAGCGATAACCACCCTGCTGAATGATGGTGGTAATTTCATTCTTATTCAGCAAATTGGCCTTGGTATTGGGATTCTGCAACGCCCATTCAACGGGCTTGGTAATGCCGGAAACGCCGTTAACAACGATGTTGGAGAGGGTTTTATGCCAGCCAATATCATTATCCAGCCTGGCACGCATGCCCAGCGCACGCGCTGAGGCGGCCTGTGTGACCAGCGCATTGATGGCGGTATCCCAGACTTCAAAGGCAGGCCATAAAAGCATAGAGCGTTTGTTGCCGTAGGCAACCCGATCAGTCAGCGCAATATCCCCCGTGGCCGATGCCAGATCATAATAGGCGAATGCACGCAATGATGTAGTGATCGAATCCATCGCGGCGGCAACTGGCTGATACGATGTCCAGCCAGGGGCACCTAAAATGCGCGGCTGCACGCCGATTTTAACCTTGGCCGTGAGCAACGCCTGCATGCCTGTATATTGGCCTGCTGCGGTGATTGTGCCGATGATATTGGATTGCGTGGCGGCCATATCAATGCCACCGCCTGCAAGGGCGGCTTCGCTGACTCGAATCACTACCATGATTGGCGCGATCTGATCAAAGATTGCATCCATGCTCATGGGCAATGTTCCCTTGCCCAGCCCTGTGGTGTCGAGTTTGGCTGCCAGGGCGCGATCGCCAATGACCAGCACGGGCGTATCCAGCGGGAATGCCGCCACATCGGCATCGGGGGCGGTGCCTACTATGCCGATGATGCCGGTTGCTATGGTGCGGATAGGCCGCACTGCGTTGATTTTTTCGACGACCTGAACGCCGTGTAGATATGCTGCTGGCATATTATGCCTCCTTTTTTATTCCAAATTCGTGGTTGTAACTATTCCTGCACCAGAGGCCGGGCAGCGGCTTGTGCATGATCAAATGGCGCAGCGCCTGGCCGATGAGCAACGGCAGACCAAGCACAGCCATCATCACTGCGGCGAGGAGCATCAGAGCAAAGGCGCGCACTTACAGCACAACCTTGTTGATTGCAGTCTGCGTGGTTGCAGCCATGATGGCCGTCTTGGCGGTTTGCAAGCGGGCAAACAATGCTGATGTGTGATCAGCAAAAGCCACCGCCAAACCCTTAAGATATGCCGCATTGGCAGCGTGTGGTTTGTTGGCTGTATCAATCCATGCAAAGTTTGCGGGCAATGCCCAACCGTTGCTGATGACAGTAAGCGCTTCGCTAAGGGTAGATATAGATTTACTATCGGATTGAAATATCGCACCGCTGTATGTCACACCAGCATCGAGGGCGGATCGATAATCCGCAGAAATCTTTGCCAACGCCGTGATCCTGGCGGATGCCAGAGCCTCGGCCTTGGTCGGCACATAATCAGCCCATGCATTGGTCACAGGGTCATAAACCTGCTTTACCCCATCAATATGCCGCTGCCATTTCACGTCCGGAATCTCCACCGCCGTCGCCGGGATTTGCGTATCCGGATTGGCGATCATAGGCGCGACGTTGCTCTTCTTTGTCGGATTGAATGCCGGATCGGGGATCAGCCGCATCCCATGAATATCACTGTCATAAAATGCCACTGGTTGGTTGGTCGTATCTAAATCTGCATATTTCATTTTAAAATCCTATTGAAAAATAATTGAATCCATCGGAATTTGTAAGAGGGGAAACTGCTGTGAAAGTGTTTTTTGTAAAAGAAATTATCCCTATCGCTGCTCCTACATTATTATTGTTAGTTATAACCCCAAACGCAGCGTTAGGGTATGAGATAGGAAAAATGTTTACCGCCCCCGCAAGGCTCGCTCCCCCTCCAGCCCATTGCATAATCAATCCAGATGGTAGTTTGTAATAACCGCTTAGTGTTATAGACGCTCCTGCGCTCACAATATCCTGCCAGGTCGTCCATGTCGCATCAGGGCCACCCGTGCCACCGGTTCCTGTACGCACCCGGATAAGATTTGAGGTGTGATCGAATGCTATTTGTTTGACCGTAGTATTGTTAACGTTTGCGTGCCGGATCACTTGCAGGTGAAACCACCCTATGAATCCCGGCCCGTTCAGGTTCGTTGGCGCGGATTCATAAAGACCGCTTTGGATGATGCTGTTCAAATCGGCGGCGCCGATGTCTCGCGTGGAGCGGTTAGCGTCCAAATTGGTCAGTAGATTGGCTGGTAATGCAGCTCTTGCATCAATAAGCGCATTCACTTCCGCATCCGTTGCGTATTGCGCATGCGGATCGAGTGCTGCCAGATGGGCGTTGATGGCGGCGGTAATATCCGCTGCGCTACCGCCTGCGGCAATCAGTGCATCGACTTGCTTTTTCAACCAGGAGGTGCGGTTGGTTAGTTGCTGATGCGGTTTGTTATCCACCCCGCCCGGGCCGCCCAGTACCGGATCAGTGATAGCCAGCTCGTAAATAGCCGCTTCAAAGAGTTGTTGTTCGGTCAAATTAGCCAAGGATCAATCCTCCATCGCGCACGATTGCGCCATTATGTGTGTTCACGCCGCCATGCCAGCGGCTGGCATAGTAGAGATTGCGCAGGTGGCTGCGGGCGTTTTTGAACTCCGATATAGCCTCCCTGATCTTCGCAATCGCGGGCGCGGACGGGATTACACCGCTGTTGTTCAGTGCTACATCGAACTGAAACGCCAGTGACGCGCCCACATGCGTGCGGCTGCCGTTGTAGGCCATCGCACCACGATGAAACAGATTGACAAACTCCGTAATCATCACAGACGAATACCCCAGTGATTCCAGAGCCATCTTCAATCCGCCCACCGTACCCATATGATTGTGTACACTGATCGATGCCTTGATGGCTGCCCGCTGCACAGACTCCGGCCAGTCCGACTGCCATTGTTCCACATCCACTGCCCATGCCAGCCACGGCAGCAGGTGTACGGGGCATGTATCAGGGTTCCAGAGGTCGCGAATCGGCACGGGCATCTGTTCCATCGCGCGGGTTGCCGATTGCTCGATATTGCGCTCAAGAGCTGTGGCATTGGGCGGCAGAATGGTGGTTACATCAGGCATCATGCAGCCGCCATTTGAAAAGGCGCTTTGAAGAAAGAAACCCCCGCGCCTATGGTTTGACTTCTCACAGCGAAAACCAAAACACGGAGGTAACTTAATATGGCATTACAGGACGATATGGACGCATTAAAGCTGATGGCTCGCGCAGCAGCAGAAGAGCAATCCAATGCTACTCGCTCGGCAAATATGATTGTTATCAGCGAGATCATCCGCATCTTGCAGGCTAAAAACATCATTTCAAGCATGGAAATAACCACCTTTTGTTCCAGACTTGAAACTGCGGCGGCGACCATGCAGACGGCAACGCCTGCAATTGCATCGCCGCTTACTGAAACGACGCTTACCGTGCGCCACGCATTCGGCCTCGATTCTACGGCAAAGCAATAAGATAACCGCTCTGGCCGCTCTATCAGTCGCTTGAGCAAGCGCTGCCTGGCGATGCGCTGCGTATGCGCAGATGCTCTGGATTTGCTGTGGGCTCATACTGCACTTCCTGCAATCGTTACGCTGATCGCGGTGGCATAACTGGCGTGTAGATCATCAATGACTATATCTGCGGCAGGGGCGGTGATCGCCACATTTTGTACGCCGGTGACAGTGGCAGCAGCAATCAGACCGGCCATTGTAATATCATGGCCCAGTGCATGATGCAGGGCGCAATATGATGTTACCGCCTGCAATGCATTGGCCTGTACAGTGATCGGATCGGGGCCGGGATAGACCGTCAGATCGGCAGCCACGCTGTAGTTGGTGATGATAGCCGCCTGCACAAGCACATGATCGGTCAGCGGGCGCACATCATCGGCATTGCACACGGTCATCACCGCATCCAGTACCACTGGCGTCGGCACGCCCGCGCCGGTGCGGGATAGCACCGCGATAATCACATCGCCGGGATTCGGACTGGTGATGCTCACATCCAGCACGTCCGGATCGGCGGACAGAGCATAAAACATATACTGGTTCACAGGGCCTGCCGTGGTGCGGCTGTAGAGGCTCAAGCGGATTCTCTCGCGATAGGCCACGTCGGTTTCCATCACCGCCGGAACGGGCGGTGTTTTGCTGGTATCGGCGGGTGTAATCGTCAGCCGCGCCACGCCGAAGTTTGCGCCTATCTGATCCAAATCTGTGCCCGATGCATAGGCCAGCATCACGCTATGCGCACCATCATTCACCCGCTGGCGCAAGAGCAATTCGCGGTATGCGGCCACTTCGAGCACTTTGGATATTGGATCAGATTCCAGGCTTACCGCCGTTAGTGTGGCATCACGCGCCAATAGGTCGGCCTTCATTGCTGCCAGAATCGTTTCAAAATTCAGCAGCTCAATCACAGCGGGTGCTGGAATTTTGGAGAAATCAATCCAGGAAAGGCTCATATCACTATTCCATCCAGGGCGATGGCCTTGCCGCCCGGCGTGTAGATACCGGCAACGCTGACGCTCAATTTGCCATTACTGTTTGGTTGATTCACGCGCACGCTGGTGAGGCTCAAGCGCGGCTCCCACTTTTTCAGCGCCTCCGCCGTAGCGATAATCACATCCATCACGCCACCGCGGTTGGTGGGTGAATCGGTCAACTCAAACAAACGCGAGCCATAATCACGGCGCATCACCCGGCTACCCAACGGCGTGCCGAGAATATCCGCAATTGACTGGAGCAAATGCGCAATGCCGGACATGGGTATGCCGGTGATGTTGCCCATGCCGATCATTCAGGCCGCCCCTGCTGGCTGTACATCGCTATGACATAATTTTCAGATAACGCGGAAAGTGCTGCCGCCTCGCCAATCTCATGATCGATACAGCAAAGCTGATACTCATTTTCAAGAGCAGCAACCGCCTCAATAGGGTTGCTGTAGCGAAGCTTGCCAAATGGATCAACTAGCGTGTGGTACAAACGATTGCTTGCTTTGTGAAGTCGGCTACCCATCATAGAACTCCTTTGGAGGTTTCGATATGTTCTCTGTTCGTCATGAATGTCCGCATTGTGCCAATCAGGTTGATTTCAATATGGGCTATATTGCACAATACAACATCCGCAACCCGCGCGAAGCCGTTCCCGCCATCAATATCACCCAATGCGAACCGGGCTCCCTCACCGATGCTTATGGCACTGCCGCCTGCCCCTTGTGCCACGCACCCGTTATGATTCTTTTTCAGGCTACATGGCAAGATATTGACGAAATCATCAAATGCGGGAACGACCGCAACCGCCTGTTTCGCAAAAATCCGCCCACGATCACGGGCATCTACCCCGAAAAGAAAAAAGCGCACATGCATGAGAGCTACCCGGCAGAGATTCAGGAACTGTTTGAACTGGTGCAGGAAATGCGGCATCAAGGACAATTGCCTGCCGCTATTGTCAGCATGTGCGGCAGTGTGCTCGAAGTGTCGCTCAAGACACTGGGAGCAAATGGCAGCCGCTTTGTGGATATGATTGATGATTGCCACCAGAAGAGCATCATCACTTCGCCGATTAAGGGCTGGTTTCACCATCTTCGCATTGAACGCAACAAGGCAACGCATGAAATCAAGGCCGACCGTGCGCAGGCCGAAGAGGCCGTCGAGTTTCTCATCTTTTTTCTGGAAATGGCTTTTGTCATCCCGATGGAGATTGAGAAAAAACAGAATAAATAATCCCATCATTGTAGCGCGCCTGTATTTGCACCACCTGGCTGAATGCCGCTGATGGCACTGCCTGCTGTGTTGCTCATGCCCTTCATATCAACCGCCCGCAAACACGTTGGCTGATCCGGTGGCCACGGATGACCCACATGCAACAGGGTCGCCAATGCGCCCGAGTCGTTTGCCGTTGGCGAATACGCTGGATGAGCCGCTGGCCAGGTTGGAAGCGTGTGTTTCAGGAATGCTCGGGCATGTATGCGCCGCCCAATGGTCGCCCTGCCGGTGTGCCGCGATGCCATTCACAAACACATCAGGGCTGGCGGCATCGTTGGGACGGGAAGGCCAACACCCGTGCCCGGTACCTGTATCGCCCAATCGCGTTACGGCGGGCATTAGTTGAGGTCTATCCTTGCGCCAGTGATCTTCACGTTGCCGGTCGCGTTCAGGGTAAGGTTGCCGGTAACGTGGATATCCATATCGCCGCTTACCCGATCATGCGTGATATACGAGCCGTTGCCAAAATCCCTGCGTGTTATATCCGCACTATTGCCATTGGCCGGATGCGCATTCTGATAGATTGCCGGCAGTACAAAGCCATTGCCAATCTCGCCAGAGGGTGAGATCACCGTCACTTGCTCTCCGATCTCCGGCGCATCCCATGTGATATCGCCACCGGCGCGATGAGTTAGCCACGGTAACCAGCAGGTGACCAGATCACCAATCTGCACCTTCACCCGCGCGATGGCGTAGTTGGCACCAGCCACCGTGCCGACCAATGCAATATTATGCATCTGCCTCTCAAGGCGCTCGATGCGCTGCAAGAGTTCCAGCATCATATCCCCATCCATCATACAGGCACGTAACCCGGTGCATGGGCTGCGCCAACATTTGGCGCAAGGCCGATGCGCACATCGGTGAGCGGGCCGTAGTTATTGGCTGGCGCAGCGCCCAGCCTGATTTCCTGATTGAATGCAACAGACCAAATCGAAAACCCGGCCTTGTCCGCTGTGATGTTGGTCATCCCCTGCATCTGAACGATATAAGCGCTACTGACTCCGGCCAGGCTCCAGTTGTTTTGATGGATAATCAGTGCCACGGCTTCCGCCAAATCCACGCATCCTGCTTCGCGCTTGTTGCGATCATTGGCATAGCGAGCCAGCACATAGGCCGCCATGCGGCATTGCACATCGAATTGGCCCGTGCCCGGATCGGATAGCGGATTGCAGTCAAGCATCGCCACCAGTACAGCAGGCGCATGTATAGCCACGCGGCTACCCGCATCCCCGGCAAATTGCCCGGCATAGGGATCGCACTGCGCCAGCGCCGGGATTGCGGCATGTATGCCTGCCACAGCGGCGTCCTGGAGTTCGGTGAGGGTCATCAGTAGTCCCTCATCGAGCCGCGGTCAAAGGTGCGGTTGGGGCCGGACGTTTTAATCAGGTTATCCGTGGGAGTAGGCTTGTCCAGGGCGTCCAGACCCAGCTTGACACTTCCTCTGGAAATATCGGCCAGCGTTTTAATGGCGTGTTTGTATCGTTCCTCTACCGGCTCGGTGGGTGTGTCATCATACAAAAAATACCGGGTCACTTCACACGCCAGCTTGCTGATAATGAGCGGCGTGGATGCCAGTGGCAGGGCATACCTGGCTTGCAGATAGCCATTGATCTCCGCATCCGCATCGGCAATGGCTGCATTCAGCACTGTATCGTTGATCACCCCGGCTGGCGGCGTAGCACGGTCCGTCAATTGAATCAGTTCATCCTGGCTATAGCGATCAATCATGGCTTGTTTTGTGGCGTATGACATGTGATCTCCGTTTATTTTATTGATGCCGGGCTGTTGGTCAAAAAAAAGAGGGGAAAGAAAGTAAACTGTCCCCTCTTTTTCTGGTTCATTTAGTTTGCTGGTTTGGCCTTCACAATAGTAATGCCTTTCGCGCCTTTGAGATCGTCGGCCGCCAGATTCACTTCATGTACACCTTGCTTCAGATGGCCGATACCGGGGATAGACAGGCCATTCATGGGTTCGACTTTGATTTTAATTGCCATTTTATTTATCTCCTTGTTTATGATGTGTTTGTGAAAATCGGGGGCTTTCTTTGAAAGAAAGCCCCCTCACCGATTACATACCAGTCAGATAATCGATCTTGTCGAACTTGGCGGAGCCGAGCCACGGGTTGGTTGCGCCGTTGGCATCGCGCTCGTTCTTGAGAATGATATTGGCTGCTTTGAAGTTGCCTTCACCGACAATCAGTTTGGTGCCGTTCACACCCAGTGGGCTCTTGCCATCGGTGCGTTTCTGGCTTGAGAGGGCCAGGCGTGCGGCTTCGTATGCTGCGGCTGTCAACGGCTCGCGGGAGCCGTAGATCAACTGCGGCAAGCCATAGCCGACTGCCACACGCGCTTCCACGCCGTAGAGGAACTCTTTGCGCTTGAATACACCTTCAGCTTGCGGGTCGGTCTGCGATACAAAGTGATAGCCTTCGCGCTCCTGGAAGATGATGGGTTGTAGTGGCCGCGTATCATCCATCAGGAACCACGGCTCACCCGTACCGAGCACGGCAGGGCGGTTGGCGTAGGTGCCATCCTGGGCATCAATGCCGTTGACCGGATGTGCTGCGTTGAAAAATGTTACCTTGTCGTAGCCAATGCCGGTCAGGAATCCAGCCACCAGTGCTGGCCAGGTCAATTCATCCGGATGGCGGGCAGAGGCATCGCCGATGTTGGAGAATAGCGGGTTGTACACACCCAGTTGATCATCCTCGATATCGTTACGCTTGACCCCGACAGTCAGCTCATAATCCTCATTATCAAGGAAGTAGCCGTGGGCAACCATGTTGTTGACCACCTTGTCGCCCAACCATTTGCGGATACCGGGTAGCTGCCCCAGCCACTTGTATGAGTTGGTCGATGTGCTGGACGGAACTACCATCGCAATGGTGCGGTAGGTCTGTTTAACCCGATCAAAAGCCTTCTGGAACAGCGTCTGGAAGCTGGTTTGAGCCGCCTTTAATGTAGCCTCATTAACCACCAACCCGCCGACTGCCAAGCCGGATAGTGTATTGGCATCCAGCCCATGAGCAAAGGCAGGTGAAGCACCTCCGAATGCCAGAACACTGACAACCAGAGCAAAGACCCAGATGCCGAATGTACGAATTGATTGATGCATGTTTTCTCTCCTTGGTTATTATAAATGGTTCCCCACCTGGTGGGGATGATGTTTTTGTTACTTTATTTCAATCCAGACGCCTGTGGCATCTACATCCAGCACTTTGCCGGCAACAATGGCATTGGTGGCTGCCTTGGCGACAATATCATCCGCTTCCACCACCGCGTTGGAGCCAATGTCTGCAATGGTCAGGGCGCTGGTGGCACTGTTGGAAAAGCGGAAACTGTGATTGCGCCGCACGGTAATATTCAAATCACCGGCTGCGCCTGCCGAGTTATCCACCTGTGTTTCGGCCATGCCGACCACTGCCAGTCCGGCAGTGTTGGATGCAGGCACGGCATGCCCGGCTGCATCACGGGCAACCAGTGATCCGGCATAGATGATTTTGGCTGCCGCTACGCCAAGCGATAGTTGATTGCCATCGCGGGCAAGCGTGTTTCGATCTGCTGTTAAAGCCATTACTCATTCTCCTTCTTTGATTTCAGGTAATCTTCGGTTGATAGCCCCAACTGTGAGCATACAGCAGCTTCTTCATGGCTCAGTGCGCTGTTGTGCCCGGATGAACCTGGCTCGTTTTCACCCATCGGGATCGCCTGCGCCGTATTGGCCACGAATTCATCAAAGCTCTTCGGATTGCTGCGACACAAATCCTTTGCCCAGTCCAGGGATGCCGGTGCAATCTTGCCAGCATCCAGTGCGGCATTGACGGCCATGTCCACCCGCTGATTTTCCTGCGTTGTGGTGACTGCCTTCAATGCGCTATCGACACGATCAAATTCTGTGCGTGGCACAAACTGCGCCGGGTCGCCCTGGGCATTGGCTGCAACAGCCGCAACCGCTTCGGCTGCTTTGGTTTCGGCGGACTCAATGCGGGTTTCAATCATGCCAACCTGATCGATCAGTTTGGCATCGCTATTGGTGGCCAATGTTCCAACCCGGCCAAATAGCTTATCCAGCTCCGTCTTGATTTCTGCCGCATTTGATGCGGTCGGGAGATTCAACGCTTCGCGAATCTCCTCAATGATTTCATCCATAGTGCTCTCTCCTTCATTTGAGTTTGCCACCGGTGTTAAATCACCGAGGTTGGGATAATGGGTCAGGCCGCTGCCTTTGTAGGCCAGTGTCTTTCCGGTTTTGGGGTTGAATGTGAATACAGGCGATGTGTAGCGGAATTCGCGCTCGGTCAGGTGATTCACGGCAGCACCAGTCCACTTCACGCGGCCATAGATGCCGTCCGGCCTGGCTTCCAGCGTGGTGCGATCCACCCAGCCCGCTGCCGGAGCGACTGCGCCGGTTTTGCGTGCATCCAGTGATGCGTGGTTATAATCAATCGGAAAATCGGTTTTGCTGGCCTGCGCGTTGGAGATGATGGACCCGGCATCCATCTGCCATCTGCGCCCATCGATGCCGGTGACATGTCCATTGGCATCCTGCGGGATCAACTGAATCATCTGCTGGCGCGATTCGGCATTGATGCCGGTCGGGTCAACAGAGCAGACCACCGTGTTTGCATCAATCTGATGCGTGGTGTCTCCTGCCTGCCGTGCATTGCCTGACGCAAGCAGGTGGGATTTGATGGTGGAGTTGATGGCGAGGCTTGATTCCTGTCGGCTCATGCAGCGAAGCATGGCTGCTCAATCCAGGACGTGTGTATCAAGCGTTTTAATGTCATGCCTGCCATAATATTGCGCCCGTCAGAGTTCTGGGTAAGGCTGACCGTTCCGGCGGAATTATGCCTTGCATGGGGATTATCCGCTATCGTTTCCTTTCTCCCAATCAAAACATGCGATTCTACCCGTTTAAGACACGTTTAAATTTTGAGTTAAGAAATTTTAGGTGTGTAGGTAGCCAAAAGGATGTCCGGGGGCTTAGGGTCGATTCTGCGGCCTCACTTCAGCACAGCGCATGCGGAGAAAAAGCAGGGGCTATTTATCTATGGTGTTTTATTGCACCATGAAAAAAACACTACAGCTCACCGGCGATATGATCTTTGATGATTTCCAGAATCACATCCTCATCTTTATTCGATATACCCAGGAACGGGCGGGCGGGGATATCGCCCCAGGGTGATTTGCCGCCGGTGAATGAATGTTTCTTCGCCCCTAACTGTTGCACGGCGGCATACTCCATCGGCGAACCGAATAGCAGCGTGTTGGCGCTGATCTCGCCGCTGAATTGAGTCGAGAGCGCTTTACTCTCTCCAATCAGCGGCTTGTCGCCTCCTTTGCGTGCCAGCGTGTGATCGGTGTTTGGCTCCCATGCCGTGCCGTCCGGCGCCTGGCCATCGACAAAGCGCTGTTTGGTGGATTTGGTGAGATATTCGCTGATATCTACCAGCGCCGGTTCGATGTTTCCGGCATGCTCCTGCAAGCGATTCAATGCCTCACGAATGGCGTGGTCATCAATTTCGACCTTGATAAAATCACCCGACACAGGCTATACTCCTTCTGACAGGCGAATGACTTCCGGAAAGGCGACCGGTAGGATGAACTCCGAAAGGAATCGTTGATGGAGGAATAGCCGCCCTCCCATTCGCCTCATTTCAACACACCTTCAATCACAGTGTAGCGCCTGCGGTCAGCCAGAGCCACAATCCCGATCTTGAATATTGCACGCGATGAATTGATTGTCTCGGATGCTTTTTTATCCCAATAGTCAGGCTCTACAACTATTTTTATTTTCTTGCTGCCCTCCGAAGGCAGGATATAAAGCAGATGCCCGGTGTCATTGTCAAACAACACCACCCTGTTTTTTCTCATCAATGCAGCCAGGTTCTTCCATTCGCTCTCACTCAACGCATTACCCGCATCCTTGTGACGGCGCGCCTTACGACCAACAACAAGCCTGTCTTGCAGTGATATATCTGTTCTCCGGGGCTCTTTATCCACGCGTTTCAGGTATGCCAGTTCCTTTTTCCCCATTACGCCAAGCACCGATGTTTTGCCTCGACTGTCCTGATTCTGCAATACTCCCTGAATCCACGCTTCATAGGTGAAAACAATCGCGCTGGCAATTTGCGCCCCATAAGCAGCCCCGAGCTCCGGCGGTAGCGTGGCTGTTTTCTTTGCCAGCGCGCTTACAGTATCACTCACCGTATCGCCCGGCAGATAATCCCAGCCTTTATCAATACCCACCAGCGTGCCGGTTTTCGGGTCGATCCTGTTCCAGTCCGGATTGAGGTTTTTGGACGGATCGCCGCCAAGCCTGCGTGCGCCTTTGGCTGATCTGGCACCTATAATATAGCAACGGCAACCCCAACCATTGGGCGTACCGTGCGTTTGCCACCAGGGATCATCAGCGGGCAGCGTGATGCCGTTCCATGCTTTATGCAGCGGGCGCGGGTGGTGGACAGAATCATTATGGCGATAGACCCAGTATTTGAGGCCGCGTTCGCGCAGTTGCGCCACACGGGCACCTGCATAGCTTGTGGCCATATTGGTTTGATAGATCACTCGCGTGCGCCATTTCCTGCCTGCGGGGGTGGATGAGCCTGTCCAGTCATGCCAGCCGCGCTGCTGCACAATCGCCCGGAAATCCGCACGAAAAGCCTCAATACCCTTGCCTTCAGAGTGGATGCGCTCCACAGCCATTGCCAGATCGGCCAGCAAGTCGGCCTTTTCCGCACCTGCCACCATAAACGCAGTATCATGGGCGGATCTCTGAATATCATCCCAGCGTTTGGTTGGCACCAGCTTTCCCAGCTTTCCCCGAAAAAACGCCACCTGTTCAGGAAACGGTTTTTTGAATGCACCAGAGATAACCGAAGGGAAAAGCGGGGACAGTTTCACTTTTTTCGGGCCTTCGGCTTCGCCGACGAAAGAAAGTAAACTGCCCCCGCTTTTCCCGCAGCAAAGGGCAGGGAACCAAATTTAGCTGGCATATACTATCCAGCCCCAAAAAAAGCCAAGTGCGGCCATCGACAGAAGTACCAGAGTGGCTTGGAATATCTCTAGCTTAGTCAGGTGGGCGCATGTGATCCTGCTGAGATGCATCAGTTACCCTGGCTTAATTTCAACTCTACGCACACTTCGTCACATTCGATTTGAGTGGACCCAGTTAAGTATATAACCATCCCGTCATTCAATGTGATCGAGCAAATCAGCAACTCGTTATCTTCAACCGAGTTCCCGAATGTGTCGCGATCTCTCATGCTTATATCGGCTATGCTTTTCCCGATTATGGCGTTTTTGAATTCGTCGCGTGTCATTTTTTATCTCCTTGTTGTCAGTTACCCTGGCTGACTTCATGCCCCAGCGCACTATTCACTCTGCTGCTCCAGATCGAAGCGGGCGGCGGCCTGGATGGCGATATTGCCCTGCTCCAGTACTCCGGCCAGTTTAGCAACCGGCAGGTCGCCAAAGGCTGATAGCAACATTTCCCGGAATTGCGGCAGGCTTTCAGCGTTGGCCAGCATGGATTCGATGCTGCTTAACCAGTCGGCAATGGCCGGATCGGATGCCGCGACCAGCCGCTCAGCCACGATGTCGGAGGGATTGGTGGATGGGTTGGCAGTGGGCGTGGTTTGCTGTTGTGCGTTGGCTGCCACAGGGAATGACTGGGCGGGCGCTGGTGCAAGCACCGCCTCGCCCTTTTTGGGTTCGGGGATGTTGAATTTCTTGTATGCCCAGGCTGTCGGCACTGGCAAGCCAACCTCCACCATCGTTTTTACATTGGCGGCCAGTTTGGTGAGATCATCGGTATCCTCCACAATCACAGATATCTTCGGGTAACGATCCACCGGGCCGATATTCAGGTCCACCAGCGGGCGCGCAATGTCCCGGCTCAAGGTGCCGGAGAGTTGGCGTGCATCGGATATCTTGATATCGTGGCGCACATCGCCCTGCAGATCGGATACACCACTCCCCATGCCGGTGGCCTTGGCATCGGATGATAGCGTCTGGCCAGTAATGCCCTTGCTCATCTGCTCGTCGCAGAAGCGGGCAAGGCGCTCATAGAGATCGGTACTGCCCTGTTTCCCCTGTGACTCAACAAACTCAATCAGCATCGATTCCGGGATAATAGCCGCTGCATCCGTCCCCATATTGGCCACGGCCTGTAGCAACACATCCTTTTCCTGTTCGCTGGCGCTATTGGGATATTTGCCCACCCGAAGTGGCTGTGCGTATATTTCTGCAAAGGTGATCCAATCCTTGAAATCATAATTCTTGAACAGATACATCCAGGTGCATGGTCGCAGAATGCCACCCCGCACCGGCAACCCGGACTTGGCGCGATGAAAGTGGGTGACATATTTATAGGGCGTTAATTCCATGCCGAATGGTGTGGTGCCATCAATCAGGCGCAGTTCAGAGAGTGTATCCTGATCAAAGCGGAACCATTTCGGTTCGCGCCACTTGATATCCCTGACAACAGCCTCCTGCTTATGGATGCCCCAGATAATCTCGGATGCCGAATAGCCCTTGCCGATGGCATCCAGCACATCAAACAAAATTTCATTGATCGATTCCAGTCCGGCCAGGTGATCGCGCACCAGATCGGCAGCCTTTTTCTCCTGGGCATTAGCCCCTGTTGGCTCTTCCACCGTGATTTCCAGTCCGGCCACAGCACGCCTGCGGGTAGTGAGCACCGAGAGCAGATGCAGATCCTTTTCCTCCATATCCTCAAACAGTTCACACTGGGCATGCGGATCACCCTGATCAGCCAGGCGCAGGATGTTGGCCAGCTTGTAGGGTGTCAGACCGACGGATGGATAAGCGGAGAGCGGCTGGCGCACGCTACGCAACGATGGCGCAGACTCCTCTTCTTTCAACCTTCCCCGGTCGATTTTATTACCAAACTGATCGTATAGCGTAATCATCTAACACCTCCGAAGCCGGGAAAAGCGGGGACAGTTTACTTTTTTCTTTTTTACCATCCTCCTGCTCCAAAACGTCCGTGCGGGAGATGATCTCCTGAATGATCAGGGCGCATGGGATCCTGTTTGTCCGGATTGCGGGAGATGCCTGCGTATTCCATTAACACGTCCGGCTGCACGGCTGCGGTCAGCGCCAGAAAGCACGCCCATGTTCTGTCGGCATGGCCGGTGGCATCGGATTCCGCCACAAATCGCGGCGTGCCTGTGGGTCCGGTGATCTTCTGGAGCTTGTGCAGATCGGAGCGCAGCGCCACATCACCCAGTGGAATCCTTAAACGCTTATCTTCAAATGATTCTTTGCCGATGGTGGCCATGTTTAGTTTATTCGGGCCGGTAAAGAGCACGCCTTCCACGCGCAAGGTGCCGTGGCGTTGCTGTGCATCCCATACCGGCTTTTCGCCCATGCCGGTCTGATCCATGCAGCAGCGAATGACGCGGTAGTTTTGAAATACTTCATCCAATAGCTGATCCTGCTCGCCGAAGGATATGCGGCGACGGGCAATAATATCCCGCGTCCACAACACATCACCGACCATTTCACCCACCCAGATCACAAACAGATCGTTGCGAATGGCAATATCGACACCCACAAAGCACGGCCCGCCCTGATAGTGCGCCGGATCCCCGGCTGCCTCATGCTCCACGCCGCTAATCAGATCATAGGATAGCCAGCTACTGGCAGCATCGAGCCATTTCAGTTCAAATTCCTGATCCCAGCCGTCGGCATCATTGATGCCCAGCTTCAATTCCTCAATATCACGCGGCAAGCCCTGCGCCACCGCATCATGAATATTCACCGTATGCCGGTGCCAGACTGCATCCAGCGCTTTACTGGTCATCAGCTCATAGAATTTATTGCCCTTGCCGTTGGGTGTAGAAACCACCCGAATCTTGAATCCGGCAGAAATCACCGGAAACAGCGCCCGCCATATCTCATGGCTCTTCTGATGAAAGGCAAACTCATCCAGAAACACATTGGCCGAAAAGCCACGCGCCGTATCCGGGTTGGCAGGCAGGGCGGTGATCCTCGAGCCACCCTCAAATGTAATTTCCAGCGCGTTTATATTGGCCGAATATTCATATTCCATCGCCGAAAATGCCGCCTGATAGGCCGATAGATGGGTTTTCACATTGGCCATTGCTTCGCGTGCCTGGCGTTCACCACGCGATAAAATCACCCAATGTGTACGCGTTCCCGCCGCCTCATGCTTCAGACAGTCTAGCGTGAGCTCCAGCGTGGTGGTGAAGGTTTTGCCGGTCTGCCGCGCAAACATCCCCACCTTAAAGCGAGCATCATCCTTCAGCCATTTTTGCTGATAATCATAAAGCCTGATAGCTGATGATTGCTTTTCCCCTGCGTTCCTCTGCGTACTTTGTGGGCCCACAGGGGAGCTTCTCTTGCTCCGCAATTCACCTTCTGAATGCTTTTGGTTTTGACTGTTATCCTGCAAGGCCATAAAGCGCCTCGGTGACGAAGTTCAGCGTGCTTGCATCCAGCTTCGGATCACCCTTGAGTTCCCTGATTTTCGCCGCTGTTTTTTGCGCCTCTTCCTCACGGATGACCTTTTCGCGCTCCTCATTCAATGAGGTGGACTTCTCGATACGCTGGCTGGTTAATGCCAAATCCTTAAGCACGCTCATGGTGGCTTCCAGATCCAGTTCAGCCGGATTATCAGCCATGCGTTCAGCTAAAATCTGTTGCGAGACATTTGGGGTCAGGTCTTGAAAGTTGAATCAATGTTCCTCCCATGCCTTGGAAAGGAAAAGCAGGGACAGCGAAAGAAGGGGTCAAGCCGTGTTTCACGCATTTTGGCAGAATCATAAAATCGGTGAATTAATTACTGTGACAGTTGAGCCATGAATGCAGCAAGTTTACTGCGGCTTAATCGTTTGCGAGTAACCACCTTTTCCTGACCATCCACGCCATGCAGATGAAAGGTGCTCTT